GAGATACGCTTGCCGTCGATCTCATCGAAGTCGGCGTCAAGGTTGTGGAATATGGCGTCAAGTCTGGCGCCTTCGCAGTCGGGACACAGTCCGTCCTGGGTAAGCTGGCTCATCGCTGCGGGTTCGCCGCAGATGGTGCAGATTCCGGTTTTTTCCTTTACTTTGCTCATTGTAATTTGTATTAATTGGTTAATCACTGGCCGTTATCCGTTGGCGCGGGTAGCGGCTATTCTTCGTAACTCTTATCCCACCCCTGCGGCGTGGGGTAGCTGTGGATCTCCTCCTCCTGCTCCGGGGTATCGTCGAACACGGCGGCGTAGGTCAGCACCGCCAGCACGCAGAATCCGATGAATGAGAAGAATTCGATAAGCACGGCCGTCCAAGAGAATCTGGCGGCCATCCATCCGATGATAAGGCCGATGCCAATGCAGAACCCGGCCAGCAGCCAGGTGCCGATTGATTTTGCTTTTTTCTGTGTCATGTGAGTAGAATTAATTGGTTAATGATTGTGATTGCTATCGTGACCATGGCCACCGTCGCCACCCACCACCAGTTATGCCGGTTCTGGGCGCGCAGGTTGCTCAGTCGAAAAATGACTCTTCGTGTATCCATCTGTCGAATTCTTTGGATGTGGTTCCGCGGAACTTCTCGCTTACGTACCTGCATGCATCATAAAAGGCTTTGTATTGGCTGGGTGTCTTGCATCCGGCCTGCTTGGCGCGCTCAGCCAGGACGTGTTTAAAAGTTCGCGTTGTAGTCTTTTCCATCGTGTTTGCTTTGCTTTTCTGTTGAAGATTTGCCGGAGGCGCCTGTATGGTGGCAGGGATCTCACCCCCGGCATCCTTTCAAACCAGTATTCTTGCGTCGTAGCGTGGGGCTGGATTCGAACCAGCGACCTCGGGCTTATGAAACCCGCGAGCTGACCACTGCTCTACCCCGCTGTTTGCCGGGGCGTTCTGAAGCCCCGGCGTGCTAAACGTGTATGAAAACTTTAAAGAACTCCGGCTGCCCGCCGCGGGTTATAGTATGTAGTTGATCGCCATGTAGCCCAGGATCGCGGCACCGACGGCGTAGATTACCAGCACCACGATGGCTGCGATGCATCCGGTAAGGTTGCGGCCGTCATTGTCTTCTTTCATTGCCTGTTGTATTGATCGTTGAACATGGTTTCCACCTCGTATGGATCGAAGTTGGTTGTTACCAGGTCGTCATTTGCATCTGTAACCTGAAAGTCCGAAATGGTCAGCGTGGTGCGAACTTCTCCGAATGGTTCTTCATCGTATGAAAAACTGCGGCCCAGGTTTTCGCGGCGTAGCGTGTAGGTCACCCAGTAGGTACGTCCGTTATGGATCACTTCAGCCTCGGCCCAGAAGCCTTCGCAGCCCTCGTTCTCCTGTTCGATTTTCTTTGCCAGCTTTTTGTAGACCGGCGTTAAGTCGTCATGCTTTCCCATTGCTTTAGTCTTTAGGTTCAGGTCGTTTGTGTTTCTTTATTGCTTCCGCCATCCGGCGCAGTGTTGCTATTTCCTCTGCCGTCAGGTTGTTCGCCATCCAGATCAGGTCGTCCAGTTTCTTTGATTCCTCTTCCATACAGGCTATTGGTTTTGTTTAGTATTTCGAGTTTTGCTGTCGGGTAGTAAATGATTCCTCCGATCTTGGTAGGTGTAATTTTGCCATCCAGGCGCCAGCGGTTGATCTTGGTTTCACCGTAGCGGATGTATGCCTGGCGCTGCGATACCTGGGTTTTGATCAGCCCTTGGGCTTCAAGTACGCGGTTGGCTCCTGCCTCGGCGGCGCGCTCGAGCATCTCCGCCAGTTCGTATGCCGGGATGTTAAATGTCATGACGCAGGGATTTAAGGAGTGAATTGTATCGCAGACGGGTGATGTAAAGCCTGGTAATGTCTGCCATGTTCCGGGCGCCGGTCTTCTGTCGGATGGTCCGGGTGTGCGCGTGTACGGTCAAAGGAGATATTAACAGCCGGTTGGCTATTTCCTTTTCAATCATTCCGTGGGCGATTAGTTTTGCGATTTGCATTTCACGCTGGGTTAACATTGTGGATGACGTGTTTTATTTTTTTTCTCATCTCATCTTCGACTTCAGCGAGGCGCTCTGCATCTTCGATGATTTCGGGGGTTCCTTTCACAGAGCCGGAAATGACATTATAAATCCACGTCCAAGATTTTCCGTATTTAGCTGCCAGCATCGCGATTGATCCGCGGGGCATCCGGTTCCGCAGGTCCTGGCTTCCGTATAATACTTTTGTGCTATTGTCCTGAATCATTTTAAAGGTTATATTTGAATAATAAAACAGGACAATTATATGAATAATTTTCATACGTTGTACCCTTTCGTATGAATTATTTTCATATGCTGTAAAACATACTGATTGAACTCGATTGAAAAAATAAGGACGGAGCAGAATCTGATGTATAAGGAAATAGCCGAAAGGCTGGGTCTTAACATCCGGACGGTGCAAAATTATGCATCCGGCACGTCCATACCCCTCTCGATCGAGAAGCTTATCCGGTATGAATTTTATGCATACCAAGATCAACCCCCACCCACACTACCCGAAGTCACTCTCATAAACTCCAACGCTCAGCTTATTTGGCGTATATGTTTTAAAACATATCCCGAAAATCGGCAATAAAAAACCCGGAAGCCTCTGCCTCCGGGTCCAATCAACTTAACCAATTAAAAACAAACGTATGAAAAAACTACTTCTTAGTCTTTATCCACTGGCGCAACCTCACCAGCGGGATCCTTATTTTAATCCCGAAGACCCGAAGCCCTTTAATCCCTCCGGGCAGTCGCTCAGATCCCGTGGTTGCTTTTATGCCGCCTCCGGATTTGTCACCTGCGGAATTAATCGTACCAGCGCCGTTAAAAGTGCGACATAGACGTTGACCTCGTCATTCTCTTCAATGAACGGGATCAGGTTCAGCTGCCCCAGGAACTCACCCGTGGAATTTACCAACAGGAACCAGTCGCCGTCGATGAATGCATCCAGCCAGGCCTCCACCACGCCGTGCGCTTCATCCGGGATCAGCTCGATGACTTCGGTGAGCGCCACTTTAAAAACGTACCCGTCCACCAGCTCGAAACTGGAGACGACAAAGCGGACCGGCTTATTCTGGACCTTGCTGGCAATCTTGGCGAAGTCCACTATCTTGTCCAGCTTCGCCGCTGCGATTTTGATTTTCTCTTTTAACTGCTCGTTCATCTTTTCCCTTTTTAATTAATTTTTTTATTGTTCGGATGGCCGTGTCCATTATAGGGATCAGCCACACTGAATTTTTATAGACGTACTGCCCGACTTGGGTTAATATTCGAATAACGGCGTTCATTCCAGTTCCCTCACCCTTTCCGCCAGTCGCTGCGCCCGGTCTTTTACCTGTCGCGCCCATTTGCTTTTCAGCATGTTGGCTGCCGCCTTTTCGTATTCTCCGGCGCCCATGTACCACAATGTGTTTTTAAAGCCAATGAGCGTCTTTATTCCCATATTGAAGCACATATTCACCAGCACCTCTTTTAATGCCTCTGGTGCGCTCTGGTACCACTTTACGCGCTTCTTGAGGTCTTCTTCCGCCTGATAGATGTCATTGCGCAGGAGCATCATGGCTTCGGCTTCGGTGATCCCGTTGATTTTCATGTCGCGGATCAAGGCCATCAGGAGCGTTTCTCCGTCCAGTGTTTCAAAGTCCGGCGGGAACCGGCGTTTTCGATCCGGATTCTGGCCGATCAGGGTGACCATCTCACCCCAGGATAAACCGTTGCCATCAAGGTTGCGCCCCACTCCTACGGTCAGGAACCCTGCCGGGCAGTAGTACGGCTTTAGTCGAATACCCTCGTCTGCGATCAGCTGTTCTATGACGCTATCCATGTTCATTTGCGGCGCGGTTTTAGTGTTGCCGATGTTTCGGTTCGCTCCTGTACCTGGGTGCAGACTGTGATCAGCTGGTCATTAATGACCTTCAGGATGGACTTAAGCTCATTGTGGTCAGACTCGTTTTTGGTCTTGATCTCGGCCACCAGCTCTTTGATTTCCCTGTGCATGACTTCTATGTCTTGATCGTGTTTGCTCTTAAGCCCTTTGATCTCAGCGTAGATTTCCGCAACGATCTTTCCGCGCTCAACCCGCAACTCTTCAGTTTCCTTTTGGAGCTTTGCGATGTTGGTTTCCATTTCTTTCATCCTGGCGGCGTGTGCTTCGTATTCGGCGATGGTCTGCTTTCGGTCTTTGGCGTCATCCTGGTTAAATTTGTGGTTTAGGGCAAGGGCGGCGATGATGAAGGATCCGGCTGTGATGATCAGTCCTCCCCACTGTAGAAATGTCATGCTGTCCATTTGTATCTTCTTTTGATGCAAATGTCGCGGATGGGCTGTCGCAATGTTTAGTCTTCATTGATTATGTTTTCACCGTTCGCAAAAAGGTAAAAAAAAGGCGGGTATCTGCCCCGGAATAAAAAAGCCCCGGATCAACATCCGAGGCTCTAACCAACTAAACCAAACTTATGAAAACGTGCGGCAACAGCCGCGAAGCTTCTGTGAAATTAGTTCAAATTGTTCGCGATGTGAACTATTCTGCAATGCGAATCTGCCTGTGTTCTCCGTTTATGCGACAGTTAATGATTCCCCTTGCCTTTCCGTTTTCGATAGTTATGCTCGTATCTATCAGGGAGTATTCTTCTTTCGGCTTGTGCTTCTCAAATATTGCCACAAGCTGTTTCTCGACTGTTTTGTCAGCCGGGGAGAACTCACGCTGTATTTTTGCCGGTTTTACAGTCTTGCCGTCCTTGTCCTTTTTGCCACGATTGGCAATCCTTTCCTCATCCGTTAATGCCCTGACTGACCAAACCTGTGTGTAGGTTTTCAGAATGGTATCAGGAATCCAAACCGCAGACACCACCTCTGTTTCGGAATCGTGTGTCGGCATCGGAGTGGGTTTGTACTCCAGCTCAAAGATAGGTGGGTCAACCGGCTGAGGCTGGTCATCAACCAAATACCCGTTTTTGAATACCCCACTTATTCTTTCATTGGTATCAGCGTTGTAAAGTATTGTTTTCATAATTAGTAAATTGAATAAAATCCATTAATGTCTGATTCTATTGTAGAACGGTTTGCAGACTGATCACTTGGGTACATTATTATTTCCTGAATTGACCCTGTTATGTCATTAAAAATAACAGGATTAGAACTATTACTGCCCGCATTCCCAGTAACAGCCGTTGCACCATTTCTTCCGATTGCACTACTTGAACCATTAAAAAGTGCATATAAAAGTTCTTGCGTTGTTCCCTTTGTATCAAAATATACTACTGAACTACCACCATAAATACATAACTTGCCCCCTGCTGTTCCTATTAATTGCCTTCCACCATCAATGTAATGTTTATCATTTGATACGGTGGATGTTCTTGCAACCATAAAAATAGTATCCGGTTGTGAAACAGATAAGGCGGAACATGTCATCAGTGTACTCCCATCTGCCACAAGTGTAGGTTTTCCATTTTCTAAAAGAACACTACCGGCACTAACTATTTGTGGTTGACTTGCAGCGGTAATCTGTTGAAAATTTTCACCACGTGAATCACTTTGATCATACCAAGTTACTACAAACCCATCACCAGCTCCACAAAATGCCAATAAGGTTGTGGTGTCCAAAACGCCTCCTGAAAAACCAATATCTTTTTCAGCATCGTCGGAACTCCTCCTTACTCTGATGCAATATCCTTTATAATTTGAATTTACCAATCGTAGAGACCATATCAGAGTATCTGTTGTATCGGGAACCGGAATTGAATAATAGGTTCTTAATTCACTGATGATATCATCTTTTTCGGATGATTTATTTGTTCCTCCATAAATTACTAATTCAGAGATAGCCCCCTTTATCGGTTTTGGGGGTTTGCCATACCCTGCTAAAACCAAAAGATTTGACAAACCACCAGTGCCAGCATTCCCGGTTTTTATCGTTTCCCGTTCAGTAAACTCACTGTTTACCCCATTAAATAACGCATAAATAACCTCAGGACACGAACGTTTCCCTTTTGCTCCTGTAAGAGTGTTCCCAGCATATGTAAGAATAGCACTCCCGTTGGTTCCAATCAATTGTCTATTAACAAGACCATCCGTGTATCCAGTATAATTGGCAGGAATTGCAGTTTGACCAACAAGAAAATATGTTGTTGGCTGTGGATATACTTCATTAATTTTCATGATGCTCATGTACATCGTTCCATTCGATGTTACAGCTGGTTTATCATTTATTCTTAATATTAATCCTGCACTGACTATTTGTGGTTGTTTTGTGGTATCAGATTGTATCAAGTGAGATGCTCTTCCGCCTTGATCGTACCACACATGAATAAAACCGTCACCCTCTCCGCAAAATGTTAATAAAGCACTTTCATCCAAATCCCCATTCTCTGTGAATCCAATATTCTGTTCTGTATCATCTGAACTTCTCCTGACTTTTATACAATATCCATCATAATTTTCATTAATTAATCGGATAGAATAAAACAAATTATATGCAGGAACTTCAGGTAATGATTCCTTGTACCCAGGGAAATTGAAATAAGCATTAATGTTATTTTCAATGGCTTCCCTTAATAGTAATTTTTGTCCCCGATAAATTATTATTTCCTGAATATTCCCGACCCATTGCTGGGTCGGTTCTCCGGTATAACTGCCGCCGACACTGAATCTTCCTGTAAATGAGGACATTGGTAAATTAGTTGTTTTGGAAACAAATACACCATTACAGTACAAATAATTATCTGTGCCGTCTTGCATGGTTGTAGCCAACAATCTCAATCCATGCCATACAATATCAGAATTTGCAGTAAGATTACAGTTGTCTCCAGATATTGAGTTTATGAATTGCCAATATGATCCATTGCCATACATTGACTGCAAAGTCTTATTATAGAATCTACCAAAAAACCAATAATTATCTGAGAAGTTTCCCACAAGTCTGGCCCAGTTTCTGGCTACATTAGAATCGTCCCCAGATTTAATTCCATAAGCTACACCGAAAATAGTTATTGGTGATCCTAAATATACAAGTGGATCAGTTTTAGTTTCTAATGTTTGACTACCATCATAATTTACCGCAGGCTTACCATCCTGATAAAATACTGTTCCAGAAAATACAATTTGGGGTTGTTTTGAAGAAGTGGTTTGGATAACATCATAGTTATTCCCATCGATACCCTGATTATACCAAATAGAAACAAATCCATTTCCGGTACCGACAAAAGTCAACAATGAAGCAATATCTAAATGTTGTCCAATAAATCCAATATCCTGTTCCTTGTTATCTGAACTTCTCCTTACCCTCATGCAATATCCCGTATATGATGGTCTAATTTTTCTTACAGAATAACAAATTACAAATTCAAGTGCCTCCCGAATTTGTTGCTGTAAGATTGAGTATGTCATTCTTCTTGTCATTATGTGCCTGCGATTAATGTCCAAACATCCTCTGCTACTTGAATAATTTGCAATCCATAGTATTGTCCATATGTAGACACCCCTCCTTCATAAGCATTTAAAGTCACTCCTGAATCAGCCACAACTGTTACTGTTCCTGCCCCCATTTGCTCAATTGTTATCACAGTTGGAGTGGGAAATGCCACCTCTGAATGAGCAGGAATTGTCACGACTAATGTTGTTGGTTTATTACATCGTACATAATTTTCAGCATGTTCTAATGCCAATACAAATGAATCCGTTTCTGTTATAATGGATAATGCCAATGGGCTTGCTGATGCTGATATTTTCACCTTATTTTCATCAGCCCCAGTCCCTTCAACAATGGTAACATTTGTTCCTGCAACAATCTTATCCACCAAATAACCAGCAGTGGGATCACCTGAGTCATATTTAACTTTTTCATCTGCCCCTGATGGAAGTGGATGAAAACCCTTCACCGGAACAGAACTGTCATCCGTTCCATAGTACATATTTTCTCCGGGTGAATCTTCATCCCCGTCCAATGTTACCGGGTCACTCAAATCCCCAACACCAACGACTGAACCGGCTGTTTCCACCTCTGACATTCCTGGAGTGATAACCACCTCCTCAACAGCAGTGATCCTGCCTTTGTCGTCCACTGTAATCCGGGCAACGTGGGTTCCATCCCCGTATGTCCCTACATTCACATTAACGGTTTTCAGAGTGGTAGGAATCGGCACCCCGGTCACACCACTTCCAATCACATCCCCTATCAGTTGAACACTTTGGTTTATGATTGGTTGAACAATACCGGCTTCCAACTTAATGTAATCCAGATAAAATCCAGTAAAATCACCACCGGTGGTCTTGTAAAAATAAAACCGGATTTGATTGAACTCAGTTCCAAAAAACGGAATCCGGGAAAATGTTAATGCAAGGTTTTGCCACCCTGTTGCCGTTCCATCGATTGTAAACTTTTCTCCGTTATTGATCTGAACCCCATCCAAAAGGAACACCACCGTCAAATACATTTTCCGGGTGTTCATAGTGGCTTTCAATTTTATATTCCCGATGATGTTTATCCAATCAGCCGTGTCAAACGTTTCACCACTTCCAGCCTCAAACTGTATGTATTCATAATTAGCAATTCCACCTACATTGATGCTCTTGCTACCTTGATAGTGTTCTCCAGTGTAATCAGCGTTGATCGTGGGGCCACTGGCTGTAACCGCCCACTCAACGTTTTCATTGTAAACAAGTTCATCGGTTGGAACTGGTGTAGGTTCTGTTTCCCCGGCTCCCACGTACACATCCGTCAAAAATATATCCGTTCCAGCGTCAATAGTTGGGCGCATCGGATTGGCGGATGGAGTGCCCTCTATGAATGTAAATCCATTAACAATATTCAAAACCAATGCGTCAATCCGATCATCCCCGGAATCCGCAGGGTTCAAAGTCAGAGTCATTATGTCGGTGTCCGGTTTGATGGAATACAAATCACCGGCTTTGTACCATGCTGTTGGATCTATTTGATAAGTCAATCCACCCAACCACGATATGTGCCCCCCGGCAACCACTCCATCAGCCTTTGGAATATCTGTAATCAGAGTTTGTACACTATCAACTTCTTTATACAAATAATCAATTGGAAAGGTGGGATCAGGTTCAATATAAATATCATCAATTCCACCCCCACCTTCAGGCAGGTCATGATACCCTTTGACCCCAATTGCATCGGTTCCATAGTATTTGCTATTTCCCGGAGCGGCTTCGTCACCTACCAACACCACGGGGTCAAGTGCCGACCCGTCGCCAGTCACGCTCATGTCGGTTTCCACCGTGGCAAGCCCTCCGCCAGCAGGAGCCAGCGGTATCCGGTACCCTGACCACTTGTACGCCCCCGTAGCATTACCCTCTACAAAGAGGTACATGGTATAAGAGGCCGCCGAAGTGTTACGGTGATAATACTTCACCACGAGCCTGTCAGTGGCGGAAAGTTCCACCTGAGGCATCGGCACGGCCTTGTAGTGTTCCGCCGCCACGGGCACAGTCACGGACTGCTCAAAGGTGAATATCTCCACCTCCGCCCCCGCTGAAGTTCGCTGGTACACCTTGACGACAACCGTGCTTTTCGTACCGCCGTTGACCGCAGCCCAATGGTTAAATATCCACGGCCCGGCAGGTATCACCGTCACGCCTGGGTAATCGGGATCGGTGGCGAACTCCTTTATAAGCACGTCTCCCGTGATGGTATTGGCGGCGGCGGTATAGGTTACCATCGCCTCGTCGGGCTCGTCGGTAAGCGCCTTTTTCATGCCCGTCAAATCGCTGTCATTACCATGCAGGTAAATCATCTGCCCGCCGGTCAGCAGCCGCGGGTCGATGGCGTTGGTGATCTGACCTGCACCTATTCGCACGTTACCCCAGAGCATCGACAGTACTCGCGGGCTTTCCGCCGCATTTGCATACCCGGCAGTGAACTGGATGTAGTCGGAGTCTGCTTTCATCCGTATGAAGAAATCGGAGGCGATCCACTCCCCTGATGTCACGTCCGGATCGCGCGGCAGCTTGGCGATGATGTAGTAGCCGTCATTGTCCGGCAGGGTGATCACCGTGTCGGGCATCGTCCACGTCCGCCGCGGGTCGTATGTGCCGCCGTCGCGCTCCAGCTTGAATATGTCGTAGCGGGACAGCGTGTCATCCGGCCAGTTGAGCAGTTCGATTGCTCCGGCGCCGATATGCAGCTTATTGAAGTCGTCCTCCCACGGTGACTCCGCTATGCAGCCCAGCAACTGAAACTGAACCGTGGAGGCGTCGAAGGCCAGCATCCGGGGGTCTACACTCTCGTCCCTGACGGTGGCGTCAAGTGACTGCCGGTCATCGGCCGGGTCAAAGATACGGTTGCGTAGTTCACCGACGGTCTCCTTGTCCTTGCGGATAGTTTCAACCGCCTGCGCATCGGTCTTTTCCTGCGTGCGCTCCACGCGGTCTATGACGATCTGCTGACGTTCCCGTCTGTTCAGGATCCTGTGTTCCGAAAGAGTCAGCTCATAAACTCCCGTGAAGGCGTTATATGTCAGCTGGCTGATCCGATAAAGCTGATTAATTGCCAGATCGGTGTCCACGACGGTAATCCTGTCACCAACTTCAAATCTGTCTATGATTGTAGCCAGATATGCCGGGTTTATCCGGCAGCGGTATGGGTATTGCGGGACGCTGTACTTATCAAGGTACTCCTGAGCCTGTGCCAGGAGTTCAGCCTCTGCGACGTCCACATAGCTGCCTGGCTGATCAATATCCACCAGGGTGTATTCATCTCCTCCGGACGGGTATAGCGTTGCGTTTGGGATCATGTACCCGTCCTCGTCCTTAAACGGCTTTATGAAGATATGCCCCGGCACGTGGTCGTACTCCTCTATTTCAAACTCGTACCCGGAAAGCTCCCCGGTCTTGAACCTGATCTTGGCCGTCAGCCCTCCAAGGAGGTATTCTTTGATATCAAAAACAGTGTTATCCGTTATTCTGTACATGCCTCCCGGGAATCGCTCCCGGATAGCATCATAAGCAGCCCATCCCGGATCTGTCGGTTCGCATTTAAGGACCTGAGTGTATGCCTGAATCGGGGCCGTGCGCTGCGGGTAGACGTCGTCAAAAAAAACCGTCTTTTCAACCCCCATGTACAAGGTGTCATTTTGCCGGAGTGGATTACCATCGAACTCCAGTCGAGGTTTTCCTGCCCTGTAATCTGGCTTCAGGTTCTTCGTAGATCCATATGCATAAAGGACGGTAACCAGCTGGTCACGGTTCGGGGCCTCCCTGGTCAGTTCGTACAGCCCTGCACCCTTCCCGTATTGCAGAGTAACGGCCTTGGTTGTGGCGATCTGCTTCTTGATATCGATTGTGTAGATAGCACCAGCGCTGAATCGAATGTCATATTCCAATCCGTATTCCTGAGCCATCCTCTTAACCACAGAATAGCAGTCCTCCCCCCTGAAGGCATGGTTCTTTTTTATCACCCCATCAGCTACCCCTGCGATAGTTCCCTTGACGAACTTACCTGGAATGAAACGGTCTGCATTTTCACATACCAAATCTACAAGGGTATCCAGGTCTGCGAATATTTCAAAGTCAGCGATTCCTTCAAAAAGAAATTGAGATTGTTTCAGCAGGATGCTCCCGTGTTCAAGCTTTAAGTTGTAGGTGAATTTGTTTGTGCTGGCCTTTGTTACATCAGGCTTGGCCATGAAATAGTACGGCTCTGACCTCACCCCATTTGTGTTAACCAGGATGTATGCATACATGTCAACGTTTAGCGGACGATTCGCTTCAATAGTGCATGTAGCGTAACCATCACCCTGCAGTGTTCGGAACACCTGCAGATTGTTGGTAAGAAGGTAATCAACTACCGGATATCCATTCGAATGATAGACCGGATAACTATCATATTTGCTATCACCACGAACGACAATCCGAAGGGTGAAACTACCGATCTGCTGCTCTGCGACGTAATTCGCCTCTCTGACGAGTGATATCTGGTCCTTTACGTAAACGTCAACGATATCTCCATAAGGCGTAGAAAGAGTCTTTGTTCCCGCCGACAGGATGGCCCCGTAGAAAGCGTTGACGCGAGATATGAAGACCTCATAAGCCGATGCAGGGGGAATTGCCTCCGCGTGGATCCAGCATGTCAGAACAATCTCCCGGTCCGATGTGCGCAAACTGGTAACGGCATCCCAATCCCGTCCGTTTCTGTCCAGCCAATCATGTGGCTCATTCTGAATGGCCGGTAGATCCAACACACCCTGGGACCGGCTCACATAGACGCCGTAATCCTCAAAATTTACTCCATCAAGTTTCCAGTTAGTCATCTGTTACGGTGATTGTAATGGTGATGTGAATTGATGTCCCATATGTCTCAACTTTGGCCCCTTGCTTAAACACTCCAGTAACGGAAACCTGGTGAGCAGGAATGCTGATGGTGTGCTTCGTACTGGTGATCATGATTACCCGTAATGCATTTACTACGCTGGCAGCTACGGCCCTGGAAGCAAATTCTCCGAACAGCGATACGATGATTTGCCGCTCCTCGGTCTTGATGTCACTGGCTGTGAATGCTGGCTCCTGCAGGATCCGCTTGCGTGCCGGTAGAGAGGCGTGGTCTTTGACTGTTTCAAGTCGAAGATTGTAGGTCGTGAGTATATTGATCCCGTCGACTATCATAACAGAGCCTTTAAATATGCATTCGTATCTTTCAACCTGTCATCGATACTGTTAAGCTTCTGGTTGTGCCTGGTGTTTGAGGCGATCTCAGCAAGATGTGTAACCGTTTGGTTCATGATATCGAGCTGCTCCCCTGCCTGGAATCTACGCAGACTGGCCATGTGCTCCCTGATAGCATACATCTGCCCTGCAATCATCCCTGCTGTCTCTTCAGTGATCCCTTTGATTGCTCCGGCCAGTCCGGTGGTGTCGGCAGCGGCTGCAGCATCGGTGACGATCCCGGCGGTCTGCTCCAGCCCTTGCAGGTAAGCGGCGTTTGCAGATATAATCCTGTCCCATTCGGCTTTCAGGGATTGTTTCTCACTATCGCTTAGTAGCTGGTCAGCCATTGCCTGCTCGAAGTCCTCAGCCCACCTTGCTATCTGAGGCTCCAGCATCTTCACTTTCATCACGTTTAACAGTGCATTGCGCATGAGTTCTTCAAAACTGTCGGCGAACTCTTCCGCTGTGCGCTGGCCATTTCTGAATCCCTCGACAATACTATCCGTGACATTGGCGGCAAGTGTTGCAGTCAATAATTTCTGCTTCTCTTGCTCTGCACTGGTAAGATCCTTAAGAAGCTGGTTATATGAATCTACGGCTGCAATGACCTTTTCATCTGTGATTACACCATCAGTGATCAGTTTATTTACCCTGTCAAGAGAAAATTTACCCATTTCATCATAAAGGAGCTTATCAAGGTCGAGGGAGAATACCCCCTTATAGCTCTCATAACCCAATGCCCCGAATGATCTGGCTAATCCCTTTTGGGTGAGTTGTAGCCCTCCAAGTGAGTCCTGAATCTCTTGTATACGGCGATTGTAGCGATCCCATCCCTTTCCAAACCAACCGTCCTGCTTTACCGTCCAAGAAAGCTCCATTTCCTTTAGCTTGGCTTCAGTATCGGCAATGTCCCTGCGGATTTCTTCAATTACTTTGTCCGTAGCAGAATAACGCTCCTCTCCAAGTGCCTGGTCACGGAGATCGATGTACTGCTGTAATGCCCGGTTGCTGGCCGCAATCCATCGCTCGAATTCTTCCCACGGCTTACTCAACCTTTCTTCAATGCCGCTGGTGTCCATTACCATGGAATACATCTGTGTCATCAGACCGGTGACTCCTGCGATCTGCTGGAGGATATTCCCGCTGGCAATATTGGCCACATTGGAGAAGATTCCTCCGATGTTGTCCAGAACATCCGCAAGCCCGGCGTCAATGTCCCGGACCTGATAGGCGAGTTCTCCGAAGAACTGGCTGGTAGCCTGTGCTGATGTTTCGATGTCCTTCATGTTCCATTCCTTGAAGGACTTTTCGATGCCGAAGATATATTTAGATAACTTATCGAATGTCTTTACCGTGTTCTCCGTAGGCTTACCGAGTTCCTTGGTGATGTCCTTTGATGTTACTCCCTTGGCCGCAATCGGGTTTATTGTCGGTAGCGACGGGCTTCCACCGAGGTTGATTCCGACGCTGTCGGCTGCGGATATGATGGCAAGTATATCCTGAGCGTTATCGCCAGCCGCCTTCAGACGGTTGGCCAGGTACTCCTCGAAATTGGCCCCCTGTTTCAACAGGATTGAAAACTCCCTGTCGGCCCACTCCTGACCCATCTGGCGGACCGCGATATAATACTGCTCGTATGACTTACGGCGCTCATCCAGTTCGTCGGAGATGTCCTTCGTTGTGGTTTTGTCGGGCTTCCCTGCCGAGCCTTCCATGCGCTTCTGGGCCTGCTCTATCAGTTTGAGTTCGTTTTCAAATGTCGCCCTGTCGGCGTCCGTGGTAGCCAGGTTCTTCTTCTTCTTCCAGTCGTCGTACAACTTATTAAGGGCGTCGATGCTTTTTGCCTCTGCGATATGCTGCTGTACGGTTTTCTGACTTTCCTCCTGCCTCTGCCTGCCAGCCTCGCGGTCTGCTGAAAGCATATTTTCGAGGGACTCCTGTTGCAGCTTTATGGCCTCCGTTACCTGATCCAGCTTCTGCCGGTCGCGAAGCTGGTTCCCGGCGATGTCATACGACCCGTAGGCCCCTGCTGAAAATGTGTAATTTGTTGCGTCACCGGCCGCCTCCTGTAGCTCCTGCTGCTGACGCTTAAGATCAGCGATATTGTTGCGAAGGTTGAATATTGCGCGGCGCCTTTCTTCCTCAGCCACGGATCTGGTAGCCTCCGCAAGGTCGTACATCTTTGCGGTGTTCAGGTCCATATTGGCGAACAGCGAAGGGTATAGCCTTTGCAATTCACCAAGTGCCTGTAACCTTTCCCCTTCGGCCTTGCCTTCGTCGCGCACGGCGCTTATAAGCTGGTTGTATTTCTGAACGCGGTCGTCGCTTGCTTTTTTCTCCTGGCGGTCATATTCGGCCACCCGCTTCTTTGCGTCGATCTGATCCTTATAGTGTTTGTTCAGTATTACCATCCCTGTCACCAGGGCAGCGATACCGGCCGCGGCCAGCACATACGGGTTAGCCAGCATTGATTTGTTCAGCGCCTGCTGGGCGGCGGCAAGGCGCCCCTTCCAAAGCACCGCCCTGGCATCTGAGGCCACCAGAAATCCATTTGACTTAACAACCAGGGCATTAACCGCGGCTTGTTCTGCCAGAACGGCATTATATACGATCTGCGCCGCCTTTGCCGCCCCCAGCGTAGCCACGAGCATCTTGATGCTGTCGATGACCGTTTCATAGTTCTGCACAAGGCTGGTAGCCCCACCGATCAATCCGGCGAAGGTCCCCTCATTGGCCTTGCCAAGGTCGTTGAGCATCCGGTCCCAGGCATCCTGAAAATTGCTGATCTGACCCTGAAGTGTCTTGCTGATGACCTCCATCGTCCCCTCAACGCCTTTCATTGTCCCCAGTTGTGCGATGGCGTTTTTGGCTCCCTCGATGGTTCGTTCAAATTCGACTCTCTGACCACGGAAACTGATGGCCACCTTTTCACCTTCCGTCTGGATTCTGGCCCCGAATTCCTTCCACCGCTCCGGATTATTGATGTCCATGATGGCCTCGAAGAGCTGGCCTATGGGCTTACCGGTGACGGCGGCGAAGTCACCCAGCTTCGTGAGTTCCTGCTGCGTCAGGACAATTCCCTGGTTGGCGAGCTTTACGAAATTTTCGGTAATGTCCTGAAGTTGGTATGGTGTTTTGGCTGCAAACTCTGATAATCCTTCAAGAAGCGAGGAGGCCCGGACATTATCTCCATCCAGGGTATTTGTGAGCACTGCCTCGAACTTCTGAAACTCCCCACGGACACGAACCATTTCCTGCGCGAAATTGGAGAGAGAGCCTACGGCAAAGTATGAGGCGATACCGGCGCCGATCTTGGCGAATAAGTTCTCCATCTTATTGCCTTCGGTCTTGATGTCGTCGGTCATGTCCCGGATGGTGCTGTTGACCCTGGCAACATCCTTATTCAGCTGGTCGGAGTTTATTCTTGCGTCGAAAAGTAGTGCGCTCATGGTTTAATATACTTGGCGAATTTTTCTTTTAACACGTCAACGGTACCCTCATGGGTATGCTCCTTCTCCTTTTCCTCGTCTGTCTTGGTCCGGTAGTATGGCATGTCCCGCATCTTCAGAAGGATGTTGATCCAGCTATCACCCCATAAGGCCTCATGATGTGTCAGGCCGAAGGTTTTCTGGACGAGGCCGAGGGTACCCCAGAACGAGCGCCCACCTGCGAAGGTTCCGTGGTTGTCTTTGGCTCCAGGAACGTCATCTTCTTGGCCGATGCCATAATAAGAAAAAAAAACTGGGCATCCATTTGGCGAAGGACCAGGGATTGATAGGCAAACATGTCGGCAGTCTTCTCCGTGTAATTGAGCAGGATCCACCGGTACCACCAAAGTTTTATCCTCGACAGGATGGGGCGGTTGATGGCCGCAAGGGCTATCATGGTGGCCACATGGCGAAGGTTGGTCCCCTTGCCAAGGAGTTCGTGGACCATGTTCTCATCCTCTACCAGGGGCTTCATCCTTGCCTGCTGCTGGCTTATGCGTACCAGGGTACCAGGTCGCAGAGGCCGGATAAGGAATGTCTTTTTAATTCCCCAGAAAAGCGGAACTTTGAATTTTATGCCTTCGTCTACGATGGCGGCACCGGCCTGATATTGCGTTTCGTTCATCCTTTTATTTTTACCGATTAAGGGCCACCCCCTTTGGAGCGGCCCTTTTCAATCAATCAAATCAATTAGCTCGGGTTGGGGAGCTTGATTTCGTAGGGTGATCCGGCATTCCCCGGGTCGAGGACCGTTGCGGATACCTCCATCTCAAGAAGGTCAGTGCGGGAGAGTGATCCGTCGAAACGGCCCACGCAGGCTGCCTTGTAGATGTTGAAGATAACTCCATTGGTGGTGGTGATCCGCAGGGCCAGGTCTTTCGCAGCCACACTAGTGGGGCCGTCGTAGGTCAGGTATGCCGGAGGTCCAGCCTCCGTCCCTGCGGTTCCGCCCTTCATGATGGCCACAAGGCTTGGAGTAATGTCATAGGCCCTCCATTTGATCTTGAGGGATCCCGCCTCGGTTACGATGCTCTTAACAGGAGTGGTTACCTCCTCGACCTTGAAGTCCTTGGTCTGGCTCTCGTCTTCAGAAAGGGTGAACGATCCTTCGACCGTCTGCGCCCACTGGGTCATAGATCCCGGCATGGTGGCCGTTCCTGCAGGAGTGCCATATTCTACTTTGGCGATCCCGTATGCGTATTTTTCTGCTGCCATTTTAATTTACGATTTTAATGTAAAATCTGAGATTTGAGTAGTGCATGTTGATTGTGTCCGCTCTGACAAATTCCTGCGATTCAAAGTCGATCAGTGTTCCGCTGCCATCCTGCTGGTGAAGTAGCGCCAATATTGCGGCGGTACCGTCAGTGAGCGCATCCGTGTCCGCCTTCCCGGGCTCCATGTCCGCCACGTAGTAGTTCACGTTGACGTGGACCCGCTGCATGACAAGTCCGGTAACCGGCAAGGCGTTAATGACGGCGTATTCTGTCAGCGCCAGCCTGGTGGGCTTGCTCAGCTTGAATACGGGGCATGTCAGCCCGCCAACTGCTTTGAGCTTGGCGTACACGTAGTCGATGGCTGCGTCCGTTGTTCTCATCTGAATCGGCTTGTTACGATGTCTCCGATGAAATCATAACCTAATCCGGCGCCCTTGCGGTTCACCTTCTCCTGGTACTCGCGTAACATGTCCCGAAGGTCCACCAGGGCTACGTCCTGCTGGCTTGTGATCACGTTGTAGCCCATGTTCTCGACATGGCTGGCATAGTCCATCCCTGCGACCCCGATCAGCTGATAGCCCGTCTTGGGTACCCTGGCGATCGCGGAGCGTGCCGCACTGTTGCCCGTCGGTGTCCCTTGCAGGTTTTCGTCGATGATCGTACCGTCTTTCAGTATGAAGAATCCGATAGAGCTTCTCAGGTTACTGGTCCGGTCTGAGTAGTCGCCTTTTGGAAAAGCCCCGGTGATATTCAGATTCTCACGGGCGTTCTTTACCCAGTCTTCACCCACGTAGCGCAGGACCTCGATGATCCCGGCTTCGATGTTGAGAATCGCCCCGTCGATTTCGCGGGTGATGTCTGCTGTGGTGAATTGTGGCACTAAACCCATATCCGCGAGTTGAATTGTCCGTTGCTCTGCCTTTTCAGCGATCCGGTGAATACAGACCCGTTCTGCATGGTGATGGCCACGCGGTCTCCAAAGGTCAGTTCCGTAGCCAGCGGCGGCATATAAATGATCCAGTCATAGGCCAGGTCATCGCCGTCCGGACCTTTGATCAGCGGGTTGCTGCCTGCCGGTTCGGCCCTGCACTCAAGCGGCCCGATGGTAGTGGCGGCGACTCCCGTGGGCTGGTAGTCTCCGACGCTGTCCTGGGCGCTTGGAGCGATGGTTATGATGGTGACGCTATGTGGATATTGTGTTACCATGCCGCCGATCTGTCTATGACGTTTGCCGATCCTGTGCCCACGGTGTCGCTATACCGGTCGTAAATGGCGGCGGCCATGTTCTTGAAAACGGCGCGGTCGCTTATCGAAACCGAGAATCCGCCTTCTGAAACATTCACCGTCGTAGCCAGGACCATATATATGTCTGCCGTTGCCAGCTCAAAGGCTGCCGACTTACCGGAGTAGACGCCCGTGGCGGAGATACCGCGATCTGTCAGCACCCTGTTAAAGGTGTTGGCGGACGGCTGGTACCCCGCAACGGTCGACTGTATTGCCTCGAGATTTGTCATCAGGACTCAATCAATTATGCCCAGGTTGATGTGTTGTTCGTGTACAGGGAGAAACACTTGTCAACGCTCGGCCAGCTCGGAAAGGCGTTTGCCTCGCCCTTGATCACCACGTTTACAGGGTTGAACTCTTTGTGTACGCTCAGCAGCACATTGTCCTTTTTGGACTGGAGGACGTCCTGCGGCCTTTCGATCTCTTCGGCGATGGGGCCGTTGAACATCGAACCGACCGTGGTGGACGGAATGAAGGTCACGTGGTTGACATCCCAGGGGTTGGAGTAGGTGATCACTCCGGCGGCATTCTCGATACCCACGCTGGTTTCAATGATGACCAGTTCGGGGAGGCGCAGTGATTTGAACACGGCGTTGGCCATGTTGGTGGTCACGGCACCCACGATCAGCTCTTCGCCTTTGGTCAGCGACTTGGCGGCGGTAAGGAACTCGGTGGACCCGGTGATCAGGTCGTATGCATCCGGGTTGACCAGCGCTTTACTGAAGGTGATGCCAAGTGCGCGGGCTGCCTTCACGACGTTTTTAAAGTCGGTGATCGGGGTCATGGTGGCCAGGTTGGCCGTTGACCATACCACGGCGACGGTCTTCTTGTTCGCGGCTGGCATTCCGAAGTCCACGTACTCTTCATTCACGATTCCCATCGGGTTGTTCGTGGTGGTAAGTTTGACCTTGGTCAGCGACAGCGCCTGCAGGGCCAGGTGTTCAAGCCTCGCCTGTACTCCGTCGTACACGAAGTCCAGGTCGTTAAAGTAATCCTCAAGGACTGCGTCGTTTCCGCGCAGCGCTTTGGTGATCTGGTGTTCCAGAATTTCGGCCTCAGTCTTGCGGCGGGCGATGGCTGATTTGGGGATGTCGAAGTTGAGCTTGCGCAGGCTCTTGCGGCTGGCTTCCGGTGCTTTGGAGTCGAAGCTGATAACGTAGGCGGCCACGCGGCTTCCGGCTTCTCCGATCATCGTCTTTCCGTCGAGGGAGTTGACGTTTTTCACGGGGAAGAGGGTCGGCCAGTACAGCGCCTGGTATTGGCGGGAGTTGAGGTATGACTCGAGTCCTGCCTGGGTGAAACCTTCAATGATAGGTGTCTTCATGCTGATTAGGTGTTAAAGGTGAATTTCGGAAGCAGCGCTTTCAGGGCGGCATTGATCGGGTACGGCAGGGCGCTTTCGCGAACGGCACCGCGGGTAATGACGGAGACTCCGACGTTTTCGTAGAGGGTAGCACCATCGCCGACCTGGACCGTGGCTTTCACCAGTCCGGTGGGGAGGTACTTGTATGGCTGGTTTACGGCCATCGTTCCGGTGGCCGGAGTGATAGCGGATCCTGCCAGTTCGTCACCGGTTACCACGAATTCGCCAAATGCGAACGGTCCCGATGCCAATGCGCGCACGGCTGCCTGGATTTCGACAGCCGGGGTGTTCTTATTCGCGGTGGTACTTGCCAGTGCGATGCTCAGGGTGTTGGTGGCATACGTCACAGCCAGGTTGTCATCACCGGCTGCGGTGATACTCACGATCATTCCTGCGGAGGCTCCCGAGGGATCCTTCACGGTGATGGTTTTGCCGGTTGCGATGGTCACAGTCGCGGATGCGAATTCACCCATAACTGCGCTGGTATTTACTTCGACCAGGACGACGCCTGCGCCGTAGTTGACCAGAGCTGCGCCCAGCGTGAGGATGTCATAGGCGGTGCTGGTGGTTTTGTCCACCACGGTGATGGCACCTACGGCGAACCCGTCAGTAACGGATTCACCCACTTTAAAGAGGTGGCCTTTGGTGACCCGGATATGTGTCGAGTCAGCGGATGCTGCGACGCACACGGCGGTTTTCACCACTTCGGCCACGCGTGCGGCG